AACTATAAAGGTGGATACTTAATTGCTCCAGAATATCGTGTTGCTGTCAATGTGCGTCCAGGAGACTTGCTACTGATTAACAACCACGAAGTTATGCACGGCAATACTCCAATCGAATTGCTTGATGAAGAAGCAGAGCGTGTTTCATTGGTTTGTTACTTCCGTGAGAATATGCTCCAGTTGGGTAGCAAAGCATACGAAGACTGCCGAAGAGAGTATGTTGAATCACGCAGACTTAACAAGAACCATCCAGGACACAAACATGAAGATGGCACAGATCGTCATCTATGGAATGGTGTAAGTCCTGGAATGTGGGATGAGAAAGAATGGTATGATTACTGTGAAGCAAAGGTTGGTCGTGAGGAATTACTCAAGATGCATCCTGAATCACAGAAGACTGACTTAGAGGAGTTCTTTGGATAATGTGTGCAATCGTTGGAGCAGTTCTTGCTAACCCTACTACGGAAGATCTATTGATGCTCCATCGTGTGTTCCTCGAGTCTAAGATTCGAGGAATGCATGCCACTGGTATATCATATATTAAAAATGGTAAAGTCATCACTGAAAAACTACCTGTCCCTGCCAATGAGTTTCCTTTTACATTTGCAGAATATGTTAATGAAGATGGGAATCTTTACATCATTGGGCACTGTCGTTATAGCACTTCTGATCTTGAGTATAATCAGCCAATCAGTAATGATGATTCTAAGTCTGTAGTTCATAATGGTGTTATCACTCAAGAACTACCAGAGAATTGGAAACATATTTACGGATATGATTGTGTCACAAAGAATGATAGCGAATTAGTGTTACATTCTAACGATCCATTGGTTGAGTTTTCTCATATGTCTATGGGTGTTTGCGAACTAAATGCAAACAAGACTATGAAAGTTTATCGTAATGGTAAGCGACCATTATACTTGTCTGCAACTTCAAATGGATGTATAATTACTTCTACTCGGGATATTGCCAAACGTGCAAACGTTAAAGGTATAACCGAAGAAGTTCCTATGAATACCTATTTGACCTTTGATGAGAACCTTGCAATGCATGTTGAACAACGAGTGATTGCAGACGCTGTGGATTTACAACACTATGAATTTTGTTAATTCTACTAAAGTAGAAGAGCTAATCAAAAACAGTCCAGCTGGTAAGAACACCAAGTTCTTATCGGCTGCACACTCATTGTGGTATCGTTTTAAGAACTATGAGAAATCTCCACCACTTGTCTTTGAAGATAATGGTGAGGTTGTTTGTTTAATTTTTGCTACTTTTAATCGTGATGGATACGCAAATCTCTACGAAATTGTTACACTGGAAGGACGTGAAGGTAAAGGG